TTCGTCCCCAGGCGGCACCTGGGAACCATCGACCACAGGCAAATTACCAAACTCCTCCAAGGCGTCGACAACCCAGTCCGGGTGGCTTTTGCACCCGGTACGAAAAGCCAGGCAAGAGCTGCACACCGACTTGCCGTAATGTTTCGACAGGACCTTATCGCCACCGCAAGAATCGCATTTTCCCAAGAATTTCTTTGATGATGCCATGATTATTTTCTCCGTTTGATATTTTTCGTCCATCTCGATAAAGGTCACATTGTCCGGCACCCTGCCCTGGCAGATCACACAGTAATCCGACTGAATCGAGATGGGCAGATTTGCCTTGCCGGTCCATTTCCGGTTGGCATGCTCGCGGAACTTGGCACAGCTGGCGGCAAAGCCCGTGCGCGTGCAGGTGAGCGGCTGGTTGCCGGTGGCCGGGCAGTATTTGGGGGTGGGCATATTCATGTTATTTCTCGCTCCGCTTGAATTCGACCACCCAGACAAACGGATTGTCGTCCCATGTCTTACCGGGTGTTTTGCCGTTTATCGAATCCCACAACTCCCGAAACGGTTTGACGAGAGACAAACAGTGGTCACAGCCCGACCCGCCGGTATGCACACAGATATTACAGGACTCACTTCTAATTCCTTCGCGGAGGATATCTTCATTGCTGATTTGGTTTAGGCGTTCAATCCTGACGCCGGTAATTTCCAGGTCTATTCTGCTCGCCCAGCGTGGCATGGAGATTGACGGACGAGATTTACCCATCCCGTGCAACGGCTGCCCCATGGCAGTTGATCCACCGGCTAAATATTCCATACCCGGCCCCCATGGCTTGATTTTACTGGGTGGCAGGTGGTCAAGAGTAGCATATGTTTTCCACGACTCGCGCACCCAAAGACGATCACCTACGTTGCCATATGGGAAATTACACCATTCAATGCCATCTTCTCTTACCGAACCAGCGGCGCTCGTATACAAATGGCTTGACCGCAAAGACAACCCTTTTGATGTTTCCATTTTTATCATTTTATGGCGATAGCCTGGCAGCCTGGACCAATGATGGTCGCTCGGTTGTGGCGATACCACCCGCCGCACCATGGTCTTTCTCCCTTCAAGTATTGCCCGGACCATCGGTGCACTGAATAAAATCGGCCTTTCCTTCATGTCACGCACCCCCAACAAAAGGCGACTGGGTCGCATGCGCACCAAGCAGCCCGGGAAAGGGCAATTCCGTCCAGAATTGTGGGTCGCGAAGCTCCATGCCGGAGGTCATGTCGATCCACAATAATTTGTGCGGATCATCGCCCGGCTGCCAGGCGTCCGGGTACTCCAAGGCCCCCTTGACCACATCGTCCAACCAGCCGCAATAAATGAGGATCTCCTCGTCGGCTCCGGGCAGAAAATTGCAGGTGTTGCCGATCGGCCGCCAGGTGATGGTCTGGGTGAGGTGTCTTTTCTTCTCCATGCTATTTCCCTCCTTTTTTATTTGTAATTACCAGCTCTTTTCGAGCACCGGATCCGGGGTCAAATCCACCTCGATTGATTTTATCGTCACGTTCAACGTCGAGATCGGGCACTGCGGGTTGGGGCAGCGGTGATAGCGGATCCGGGTCCTGTCCTCCCACGGCCTGGTGGTGGTGATCCGGGTTTTCTCGCCGCACCAGGGGCATGCGGCCCCGTTGCGGGCGCTGTAGTCGACCCCGCTGGCCGCCTGTTCCCTGGACAGTACCAATTTCTTGACAATTGCGTTCATGCACCACCTCATTCACCGGTTTTCGGCCAATATTTAATCTGCAAAAGATCCTCGGCGATAACATTCATCACCGCACAATCCCATTGATGGTTCGCCTTGCCTTCCGGGCACTGCCACAGGTTGTGATCATCGACATACTCGGCGCACATCTGCGCGGCATAGTCGGCGCCCTTGACCTCATCGGCATTAACCGAGGCGAGAAACCGCCAGGCCCCCGGATCGTCCGGGGAAATTTTCAACATGCCGGCCAGCAGGTCCTTGTAGTAATGGCTATCGGCGAGCAGCAGCTTGACCCCGCCAGGGATGAGCTGCTTGGTGCCCGGGTATCTGTCGATGACCGACCAGGACTGCGGGTTGGCCTTGCGGCCGGACGCCCCTTTGTACACCTGGACCCGGCCGGGGTGCTGCTTGGCGAACTCGTAGACCTCGCGGGTGCGATGGCCGCCGGAGTCGATGACCAACAGATGCACCGGGTAGTACAACCCGTCGGCGTCCTGATACTGGGTGGAAAAAACGACGGCGGCCAGTTCGACCAGCGAGGTGACAAAACCGTAGCGCACCTGCCAGCTGTTTTGCTCGGTACCGGAGCCGTCCAATTTGCCCCAGCCCCAGGCGCGAATCTCGTAATAAAAGCCGTCGTCCTGGGTATCGGCGGCGGCGGTCAGGGCGGCGACCAGGCCGCCACCGGGCACGAGCAGGTCCGGGCGATCGTCGGCCAGGGCATAGATGGCATCCTCTTTTCTGGTCTGGCGCACCGGCACATGGGCAACCCCCTTGATCTGGGTGTCGAAATAGTGCATGTCGCCGGAATTTTTCAGGCCGCGCAGGAAGGCAGCGGCCATCTCCGAGTTGCTCACCAGGGGCGAAATCCAGCCGGGAGAATGAAAGGCAATCTTCGTCGGCCGGACGGCGCGCAGGTAGTCGAACAGCTCGCGGCCGTCACCGGACAGGGGGATCTTCCCGGCGGAGGTGTCCTTGTCCCAGGCGGCACCCTTGCCGTAGGCCCGCCAGATTCCCGCCTGCAAGGCCTTGGTCCGCCTGCGGTCGTCCCATTCGACGCCGCAGTGCAGACAAACATAACGGGCGGTGTTGTCGGTCTCCACCTGCCGCGGGTCAGCGGCCCGGCCACCATCCCAGCGGATCTGCTCAAAGCCCATCGGCTGGTGTTGCCGACAGTCCGGGCAGGTGACGTGGTAGGTGAACAACACCTCGGCCTCGGCCAGGAGATAATGCCAGATCGGCCCGTCGACCAGGGTCGGGGTGGAGATCCACCAGACCTTGGCCCCGAAGCGATAGGCGCGGAACCGTTCCTTGAATAATTTCAGTGACGGGGCCTCCTTGGCCGACGGCTGCACCGGCCACTTGTCGATCTCGTCGCCGACCAGGTAGCGGGCGGAGACGTTACCCAGGCTGGACACCGACCCGGCCCAGCCCATATAGATGAGCATGGTCGAGAGGCGGATGCGCAGCGAGGCCATGTCGTCAAAACTGCCGGTCATCAACTTGCGCAGCCGGGGCGAATTCTTGAACATCGGCTGCAGGTAATCGTTGCTGCGCTTGGTGGCGGTATCGCGGTCCGGGTAGGTGATCAGCGCGGCACCCGGCTGCATGTCGGCGATATAGCCGATCATCGTCTCCGCCCCGGCCGAGCTGCCCGACTGCGGCACCTTGATATTGCCGATCTCCTTCACCGACGGGTAAAACGAGGCGTCCATGATGCCACGCATATGCGGCATGAAGGCGTTGTCCCAGCGCGAGCCCTCCAGCGGTCCATAGGTGACCACCCGGTTAGCCGGTGCCCAGAGGGACGGGGCGATTGGTTTTCTCCGCCGCAGCAGCCGCCGCTCCCCCACCGACGGGGTAAACTGGATACGCTGCCGGGTGGTCCGATGACGGAATTTTTCCGGCAGCCAGTCCGGCGCGGTGCGCAGGCGGATGGTACGGGTGGTGCGGATGTCTTGGCTGGGGGCTGGCATTGATCAGTTCGCCTCCAAAATCACATCAAATTCAGCATCGGCGGCGAAATCGCCCATCCGCTGCTCTATTGCCCGGCTGATCGCCTGGACCAGTTCGGGCGCCCTTGTCTGGTCGCCGCCGACGAGTTCTATCCAGTCGGCGGCCTCGCTTTGTACGGTATGATTGAGGTGGGCCATGAAGGCCACCGCCCGGCCGACGATGGCCAGCTCGAAATCGTCGCGGGGGATAAACTTGCTCTTGCGGACGCCGAGGTTGAACTCCGCCTCCTCCATCTTAAATTTTGACGCGCGCAGATCCGCCTCGAGCTTCTCCTCCTGCATGCGGTCCATGCGGTCGTTGACCTTCTGGCCGGTGGCCAACTGCTTCAGCCAGGTCTTGGCATATTTGTCCACCGCCTTCTGTGCATAGCTGCCATCTGCCTGGGGGCGAAGCAGGCCGTCCTTGCAGTGCTTGTAAAACTGGCTCTGGCCTATCTTCCACCCGGCCTCGAGGAGGTATTCGAGGGCGTTTTTCTTGGTTCTGAATTTCTTGATGCCGCCGTCTTCGTCCTGCTGCCGGTCAGGATCCGGGTCGTACCGGTCGACGATCTCTCCGACGATGGACATATACCGCTCTTCCGCTTCTTCCAGATTTTTCCGGTTGGCAACGGAACTTTCCCCGTTTAACTGACTAACGGCGGCCTTCCAGTCGTTGACGCAGCCGACAAACCTGGTCCGGTCGCCGAAATTGGTTATTTTATTGGCGAGGGCGGCAAGGAATTCCTGGTCTAAGAGATCGCGCATGGGTTAGCTATTGCCTTTTTGGCTTTCTTTTGGCTGCGGCGGTAGTGCCCTTTCGCCAATCGGCGAGCTTGCTTTTTTTGTTGGTTCCTGTACTTGTTGCCATAGTTGTGCACCTCGAGTGGATTTTTGGGTAGTGCTGAAAGCCGTCATCAAGCGGCTGATCCAGCGGTGATTAAAGTCGAAAAGCCGAGAATTGTTTTCGATGACGAACTGCTCGACATTGCGCGAGGAGCGCAGGTTTGCCGAACCGTGCAGCACCAGGTGGCGGCCGCAGTCGGTCTTGATCAGGGTGATCTTGGTATGGATCGCCGCGGCGGCAAAGGAAAAAGTATCGCCGCCAAGGGTCTGCTCGATATACGGCACCCCGCCCATGGCCCGACGCTCATGGGCAAACCAGAAATCAGAGACGAGCAGCGAGAGATTTTCAACATATCCACCCTGCCGCAGGTTGCGCAGGCTATCGACATTTTCCTTGCCGAGTGACAGGGTGGCGACCAGCATCTCGGTGGCCAAATAGTTTTTTTCGACCATCAGGGCCTCGAGAAAATCGCCGAAGATAAAGTTGCCGGACACCACCGCATAGAGGGCGTTTCCTTCGTCGAGGTCGGGCATGTTGGCGGCCATGGCGGCGGCGTGTTCGTATTTTACCTGGTTCGGTGTCGGGCGCGGATAGCGGCGGACACTGACCATGTCGGTCTGGATGGCGTCCGACGGGTCGGACATCTCCATGGTAAAGCCGGGGATGTCGATATTGAGGTCGAAGTCGAGCAGATCGCCAAAATCGGTGTCGAGTTGTGGGAGGTCTTTCATTTTGCCGCCGCCAGGTCTTTTTTTATCAGGTAGGGTTTACCTATCGATTCCAGTTTATTGACCACCGCTGTACGGAATTCCGGCCAGTTTATTGCCGCCGCACTTTTGTGGTAATTCATCTTGCCGACCTTGTAAAAATCGACAAAAGGGGCGGTGGCGTCGATCAGCCGATAGACCGCCGCCGGATTGAACACCGGCTCGAAACTAACCCAGGTTCTGATGCCCTTGGCGTGGGCAATCCGCAGGGATAAAATTCTGTCTTCCGGCAAGGCGGCACCCGGTTCCCACAGCAGGGACTCCCTTGGGTCGTCGGTGGTCAAGGTGGCGGCAAATTCCGAGTGCGGAGAGGAGGCGAGCAGATCGAAATCACGGGAGGCGAGCATGCCGCCCTTGGTCAAGACGGTGACCCGCAGCTCCGCGGTGAGCATCAACTGCAAAGCGGCCCTGGTCATCTGCAGTTTTTCCTCGATCGGCTGGTAGGCGTCGGAGGTAAACGACAACAGTATCTGCCGGGTGTCACCGCGATATTGTTCGCAATCCTTGGCCAACTGGGCAAGGACGTTTTTTCTTGGAGAAATATTTCTGACAAATTGTTCAGGTTTTGTAAACGTGGCGGCAGGGGCATAGCAATAGGTGCAGCCGTGGCTGCAGCCTTTATACAGATTTGCTGCCAGTTTAGAATATTCTTTTGCTTTGCCGCGTGGTTCGTAAATGATACACATGATGGTCTCCTGTTGAGGTTTTGGGTTTTTCCCTGATGGACTACTACCATTCAATGTTACCATTTCTTTACCATTTTAGAAATAAAATACTAACAATATCAAGTATCTATGATTGTTTTTTTAGTCTTACGCCGATATATTTGGCGTTTCTTGTCGGCGGCGCTTCCATGACTTCGATTATCTCGTAACCGTGTTTTTCCGCCCGGTTGAGGCAGTACGGCAGAGACATGGCGTTGAGTTTTGCGATCAGCGATGAAGGGCAGGGCGGAGCAAAACCGGACAGACCCAGCCAGTCGACGACCTCATTGGACATTCTGCCGCCCATTATCTTGACCAGGCCGATAGTGAGAAAAACGGTCATATCCGCCTGGCCAAATAATAGGACGTTTTGCCAATGGCCCCAGGGGGAACCGTAGGTGTCGATATCTATCACGTCGAATTGCCAGCCGGCTTGCCCGAGTAGCCGTTCTGAATCGACCTGGAGGCGTCCTTTCTTCGGCTTGATATCAACGCCGAGATACACCGCCGGGCGGTATTCCTCCTGGAGGATCCGCCATATTTTTTTTTCACCCTGGCAGCAATCGATGACCGAGAAAAATGGATATTTGTCTAAAAAATACCGCCGCATGGCTATTTTCCCAGCAAAATTGCCGTTATCTGTTTTTTTAGTGGTCATAGGTTAATCCGTGCAAGTGGTCTGGATGATGATATCCGGCTGGAGAGATAAATCCTCTATCTGCTGCTGGATGGTTCCGTAATTTATCAGCGGGATACCGATAAGCACCCAGGACATTTTCGGCGCTTTGAGGTCCACCTTGCGCAGGGTTTCTTTTTTCGGTTTATCGGTGAAAATATCTTCTTGGGAAAATCCGGTTAAAGACAGGTCAAAACCGTGATCATTGAGTAAAACAAGCTGATCGTTGAGTAATTTTTCATCCCATTCGGCCAGCTCGGCCATTTTATTGACGGAAATTCGGAAGGCGGCAACCTGGTCTTCGGTCATATCGTCGGCGATAATGCACGGAACCTCTGTAAGTCCGGCGACAATTGCCGCCTTGTAGCGGAGATGTCCATCAATGATAAGACCATCGTTCTTGATGAGGATCGGCACCCGGAAGCCAAACTCCTTGATAGCGGTAGCAACCTTTTTAACGGCGTGGTCGTTTTCCCTGGGGTTCGCCTCGAACTGTTTGAGGTCTTTCATTTTTCTGTTTTCTATCTTCATATTTTTTCACCTTTTGGCAAAGCCACCGCCTCGCCCCGACGAATCCACGCCGGAGTAAAGACTTCCTTCATATCGAGGACCAGCATGGCGGCGGCCAGCCGTTCATCAGGACCCATGGTGCTGCAGGCGTCCTGCAGCCGTTTCAATTCGTGCTCGGAAAAGACCAGCTCCCCGGCATCGGTCAGCCGCTGCCACTCGTCGCGATCGGCGGTGACCATGAAGGAGCGGCCGTTTTTCAGGGTTATCGTGTGGACTTTTGCGGCGGTATCTTGTGGTGTCTCTGCTTCCCGCGTGACGTTTTCCGAAACCGTGACGTTTTCTTTTTTTGCCTGGTTATCTTGCCCGGCCT